AGCTGTAGACCATGCGGCACCCCAACAAACATCTACGCCAATTTCCTTAGCTGCTTGTTTCATTGCATCCGCAATATCATCATATAGGTTTAGCTCCCATGAAGCACGGGAGCCAATATATGCCATTAGGTCAACTGCTAACCCTTCAAGGTGTTTAGACTTCATCGTTTTACTTGCGCCTTTAGCTACAAGTTCGCGTTGCTCTTCTATTGTGCGTAATCCGCAAATAACTCCAAAGTCTACTTTGGTCAGGTGGATAGCTGATTTAACAACCGTTACAAGGCGTTCATCTACACCTTCCAACTTATCTAAGCTGCGTTGTGATAGTTTAAAACTCATTTGGCTACGCCTTTCGTTTTCTCAAACGTCCGCAACCCGCCTAAACCAAGCATACCCAACAAGACAGTCATCAAACTATCCATTTCAAATTTGGGCAAGTCACTTGGGTGCAATCCTGTTACATTAAAGGTAACCAAACCAAACGTAAGCATCGGTACGACGATAAAGTGGTACGCCAAAGCAAAGCCACATACCCAACCGATAAAAGGTCTCCAACCTGCAACAAAAGTGCTGCGGTGAGCCGCTTCTGCTTTATTAACTTCTACTTGAGCCATCGCAGCTTCGTGGGCATGCTTTTCGGCCATTGTTGCTATTTCATGAGCGAGTTTTGCTTTTTCATCTGCATCGGGGATGAATTTATCCAGTAATCCCGCAACTGGTCCTATCAGAGCTTGTAGCATAGTTACTCCTATGTAAACTGGTTCATCCCCAACATTTGTCCGGCTGAACCCATTGGCAAGGCACCTATTCCACCTTGTGTACGGACGGTATTTGCAAACGGTGAGGCTTGTTGTGTTTGTAACAAGGCTTGCAACATCGCTTGTTCACGCGAGGGTTGTGGCGCACCGCCGTAACCCATCTGCATCATTCGGGGGTCAATACCCATTCCCCCAAATCCTAATTGTTGGGGTGGTTGGAACATATTCATGCCACCATAACCACCCCCACCAAATCGCGCTCCGGCCATAAAACCTTGGAACTGTCCCCCGATTTGGTTTAACCCTTGACCAAGTCCTTGCACTTGGCGCTCTACATTATCTATTCTTCGCTCTATAGGCATTTGCTGTGGACCACCAAACCCACCGCCTTGCCCACCACGGGACATGGGGAGTGGGTTCGGATCTGCGGATACAGCAGGATTGTACTCTTGGGTTTGGGCAACAGGGGCTTGGGCAACAGGCTCTTCAAACCGTTGTCTAAAAAGTTGTGCTTGCATTAAAACGGGGTTCATACCTATTTCCTACTCATCCAGCTTGTAAATCCCATATATGCGCCTACTACTGAGCACAAAGATATATAAAAAAGATCGGCAACACTAGTCAAAAGTTCTATACGCTTATCAGGCACAAAAGGCATGAATAAAAGCAGCGTATATACAGCAATAGCTACAAGTGACCATCGCGCCAATCTTAGTTGGGCTAAATGCTTGCGAGACTGGTCTTCAAACTCACGAATTTCCTTAGCGCGTTCTATTTCCGCGTCAGAAATAACCCCATCGTGGTCAAGGTCGTATTTTTCGTACGAGCTTTCTGGTTCCAGTCTTTTTTGTGTCATCTCACCCCGACAAACTTCAAGCCACGAAGTGCAGCACCACCACCGCGACTAATCCGACTATTAGTGGCACGGTTACTTGTTGCATCCAACGTGGCAGCGTTTCGTGCCGCTGTCTTACTTTTTTTACCAGAGCCTGACATGCCGCCCATGTACTTTTGCTCACGGAGCGAACCTTTGATATCATCTGCATCCTCCTTATAGGTTTTTTTACCACGGGGCATATAATCCTCAGGGAACTCTTCCATTTCACCCATTTCCATGGCTTCTTCAAGGGCTTTCATAATACCCTCTTTCATAGCCTTTTCTTCTTCAGGCGAACGGATTTCTTGTACCGTTCTTTCGGTAACCATTACACCCCTTGGTTTATTGCGTCCTTTTTTAGCCATATTAGCCTCCACGATTTTGGTTTTGCTGTTGACGTTGCAATGCGATTCGCGCTCTCATCTGCGCTATATCTTCTTGCGAGTTAATACGCTCCCGCGCAATTTGCGCGTTCTGCATATCGCGCTGAGCATTTTGCGCCAAGCGTTGTTGGTCTAGTTGCTGATCCATCTGCATTTCTTGCTCTCTTAAAGCAAGCTCTTGCTGTTTAACCTGCACTAGCGGATCTTCTTGCGGGGTTGGTGGCTGTTGCTGTTGGAACTCCGCAATTAACTGCGCCTGTATCTGCGCAATCATCTTTTCATGCTCTTCTGGCGGCATTTGTTGGCTGTTAGGATCTTGCTGCATCTGTTGTTCATGCAGAACCATCGCTTTTAAGCCCAAATGCTCGTAAATATGCTTCTCTAATACCATCTGCACAGGGGGCTGCATTTGCGCCACTTTAGACTGCATATAGCCCAAATGAACCGAAATATGGGCATCATGGTCTTGTTCGGGGAAGGCTTGCAACTTACCCTGACCTGCTGCCGCCTCACTTGCCTTTTGGTTTTCGGCACTTGGGTTCTCTGGTATAGGTTGTGGCTCTGGTTTTAACACTTGGTCTATGTTATTTACACCCAAAGCCTCATAAACTCGGCGATAAGCCTCATGCAAATTGTGCATTTCGGGGGCAGCTTGCGCTAATTTCAATTGCTCCTGCGCAAGTACCACCCTTTGTGACATACTGAAGATATTTGGGTCACTAACGGGGAGAATATCAATGCGCCCATCAAAATCTTGCGCTTTTATCTGCCCATCTATGCCAACTTGGTAAGGGTAGGGGCGCGGGTCTTCAGCAAAAAGTCGGCCAAGCATCTTTAACTCTAGTTTCATGCTCGCGTGCATACGCTTATGCACTGCGCTGACGATTCTAGCACCACGCTCTAACAACGCAATAGTTGTACCCACAGGCATTTCTTGTCGGCCATCGCCTACACCCATGTCAGTTGTACCAATAAAGCGTTGTGCAGCCTCAACCACGAAACCCATCAACTGGAAAAGCGTTCCGGAAGGTTCCTTATAAGGGAGAGGCATAAGGGAAGTTCGTAAATCACCTCCCGGAACATCAACATCCCTAAATTCTCCTGGTTGTAGCGGGTTTTGCTCATCAGCAATCCGCAAACCACGCGCTTTGAATCCCGCAGGCATATTACTCAGCGTACCTGCGTCAATCAACTGGCGTAAATTGGCGGTAGCTGTGCGGCTGAGGTTTCCAAGCAGGTGAATTAGGCCAAAACCGTAAAATCCAAGTCCTGGAGTGAACTTATATTGAACAAAATGGGCAATTTTTGACTTTGTATTGTCATCTGGGCGGTAATTACGGCGAATACTCAGCACATCGTTCGTATCTTTGCATACCGTAACCACATAAGGCAGCTTAATACCCGTATCCATGCCATCGGCACCAATATCGGGGTACTCTAAAAGGTCTAAATAGCAATGGCACTCGTACAAAGTGACGGTTTCGTCTTTGCCAGTGGTGCTTTTACCCTCAATTTTGTCATATGCTTCGTCGATTTCATCCGTTTCGAGCTCGGAATCCTCCGGAACATCCATATCGAGGTAAAAACCTGATACCTGTAGCTTACGCAACTCGTTTTTAGACATCTGAATCTGGTGAGTTACGCGCTCTGCCGTGCGCAAATCCGTAGCGGTGTACGGAATAATCATATCTTCGGCGGGTACAAACTTACTTACAGGGCGACCAAGAGCATCATCGCGGTAAATTTTCTTAAACGCGCTACCTGCCAGACCCAAATAGTACAACATCTGGTCAAATTCTGGCTCGTACTCTTCCATTTCATACATAATCATGTAATTCATGTAATCTTGTACGCGCCGCGCCTGTGCTTCAACATCGGGGGTAGGCAAACCTACGATATTGGCATGCACTGGTCCTTGGCTTGGGAGCATTTCTTTATATGCCCCTGCCTGAAACTGCGTTACTGCTTCATTCAATATTGGTTGGATTAAGCCTGTTGCACCATCAACCAGCTCAGTACGGTTTTCGTACCGCATACCAAG